TTTGATGCAAAAAAGCAAGCTGCAACAATCGTTGTTGGAATATCCAAAGAACCATCAAGCAATGGCGAAATGAGCGAGATGAAAGTCGAAGCTGCTCAAGCTGTTATTGACGCGATCAAGGAAGAAAAAGCTGAGGAGCTTGTTCAAGCCATGAGCGCATTGATGATGCTTTGTGAAGATAGCGACGATTATTAAAAACTTGAGGGGTGAAATGCCCCTCCTTTTTTAAGGAGTTTTTCATGACTGTAAGTTTGTCGGAAATGAGAACACGGGTACGAAGACGTGCAGACATGGAACGCTCCACATTTGTTTCGGACGCTGAAATTAACCAATATATTAACGATGGAATCAAAACTTTGTACGACTTGCTTGTTCAGAAGTTTGGACAAGACTACTATACCATCGTTGCTCCTATTGTTCCTTTTGTTAGCGATCAATTAGAATATGATTTGCCTGCTGATTTTTATAAAGAAACGGGCGTTGATTTACAGTTAGATAGCAATAGCTTTATTACTTGCAAACCTTATATGCACGTCGAGAGAAATCGATTTAACACGATTTTATCTCGCGGCGTCTTAGCCTACCAGTCGACATTTTATAAGATTTACAGCAACAAAATTTATTTCACACAATCCCCAGGGTCTTCTAGTGCATATCGGCTTTGGTACATTCCAAAAGCTGTCCAATTAACAACGGATACTGATACGTTTGATGGCTATAATGGCTGGGAAAAATACGTTGAAATTTTATCTGCGATTGACTGTAAAGAAAAAGAAGAATCCGACACGGTTGCTTTAGAGAGGCAATTAGCAAGGATTGAAAAACGAATTGAAGACGCCTCTACAAACAGACAAGCTGGCATTGGTTTAAGAGTGACAGACACCAGAAGTCTCCCAGATGGTGAAATTGGTTTTTATAACAGGACTTGGTGGTGATTAAGACTTTAAAACAGATTGTTACCAACGATGTTGATTTAAATCGAGTGCAGCGCAATGTATTTGAATTTGTAGAACAGATTCAATCTATTGACTTCAACAATTTTTATGAAGTTGGTGGAGTAAACGATATTCCTAATGCGACAGAGGTTTTAGTCAATGGTCCAATCTTCATTCCAGAAGGAGATTATGTTTGCACAATTGGTGCTTTTTTTGAGGTCACATATGGGGGAAACCCGTCGCAAATTGATGCGCATTTAAATATAGTAAAGGGCACTGAAGCGGGGGATCATTTGTTAGACGATCGAACGTTTACATTAGCAAGTGATCACGGTTCCTTTTCCAGTCAATTTGTGGAGCGCACGTTTATTTTAAATAGCACTGGATCTTTGCACCAAATTGATTGTGAAATTAACGTAAATGGCGGTTCTAGTGTTCAAAGAAACGTATTGGACGCGTTTATTAAGACCGCAAGGAGATTTATTTAATGACAACGCCAAATATGACGTTGATTGAATTAGTGCCTGGCACGACAAGCGGTCCTCAGTACGCTACAGACATCGTTTCTAATTTTTCGACGATTGATGCGCATGATCATACAACAGGAAATGGTGTTAAGGTTCCAAGTGCTGGGTTAAACATCAATTCGGAGTTAGACTTTAACAACAATAGTCCTATTAACCAGCGCACGAGTAAGTTTGCAAATTTATCAGCAGCGCCTTCTGCGGCAAGTGATTATCGATCACTGTCAGTTGTTAATGGCGAGTTGTTTTATCTGGATAATAGTGGCAATCAGGTTCAGTTAACAAGTGGGGGTTCTGTTTCTGGCCCTGCTGGAGACATTACAGGACTTTCATCCCCAGCTTCAGTTACATTTTTGACAAACAAATTTACCTTTCGAGACTCAGCAAACAGTTTTGCAATTTTAGAATCAGCGGATGTTAGGATTTTTGAAGACTCGGCAAGCGCGATTTCGCAGTATGTTGCGCTTCAATCACCATCCTCTTTAGCTTCGACGTACACGCTGACAATGCCACCCGCTTTGCCATCGGCGACAAACTATTTAGCTTCTAATGCATCGGGAACTTTAAGTTTTGTAACAGCAAACAGTATTGCAGAAGCCAGGACGAGAAGCGTTTCGACATCGGCTTCTGCTGGTGGGATTGCGCAAAGCAATAGCATTAACTTTACTTTTACATCGACAACAGCAGTCGATGTTGATGATGTAACAGGCAACCCTGTTTCGATTACATTGACGACATCTGGTCGTCCTGTCGTATTGGCCCTAGTAGGAGACCCTAGTTTTAATCCCTCTTATTTTAGTAGCACTTGGAACGGCACTGGAATAGCAGCAGTCGGTGTTAGATTATCGTTTTTAAGAGGGGCCTCTGTGATTAAAGAAGTGTCGTTTGTTGCTTCGGGTGTCACCACAGTTAACAATCGAATACCTTTGCCAGGTGTTGTTGTAATTCAAGATTTATCGGCGGGAACGTATACGTGGACAATGCAAGCAGAAGTATCAACATCTAATGAAACAGGATTGATTTCGCGAGCAAGGCTGGTGGCTTATGAATTATAAAAATAGGAGTTTCAAATGACGACTCCAAACATGAACTTGTTTGAATTGCAGCCTGGGATAACGACGGGTCCTGATTATGCAACGAGAATTGTTAGTAATTTTTCGTTGATTGATAGTCATGATCACAGTCCAGGCAAAGGCGCTTCGATTCCAGTTTCTGCGATTGAGGTTAACGATAGTTTAGCATTTAACGGTAATGGGCCGGTTGATCAGGGAAAAAGTCAGTTTCGAAATTTGTCATCTGCCCTGTCAGCGGGAACGGATTATCGATCGTTGTTTGTTGTAAATGGTGATTTGTTTTACTTAGACAATTCGGGCAACAGTGTTCAAATCACAAATAGCGGTTCTATTTCTGGTGCAACAGGCAACATCACAGGATTGTCTTCGCCCGCTTCCGTCACGTTTGCCACAAATAAGTATAGTTTTAAAGATACGGCAACGAGCTTTGCCATTATGGAAAGCTCTGATGTTCGATTGTTTGAGGATTCGTCTAGTTCGATTACAGAGTATGTGGCGTTAAGGTCTCCTGGCTCTTTATCTGCGACTTACACGCTCACGTTTCCAACAGGACTTCCAGCATCGACGCGTTATATGGCGTCTAATTCGACTGGCGATTTATCTTTTGAAACAGCTGATAGTATTGGGTCGGCTATGACGGCAACGGGAGCCAACGACATTGCCAATACGCGGACAAGAGCGACGGGAACAACAGTGGCGTCTGGTGGAGTTGCAATCAGCTCGGTTTGCGCTTTTTTTACTACAACGTCTACCTCTTATGTCGACATTCCAAATTTATCGGTGACGATAACGACATCAGGTAGACCTGTTTTCATTGCTTTAGTGGGGCTTGACACTAATCCTTTTCCATCGTCACAACTTTCAAGAATGACTATTTTTCGTGCCAGCTCAGGTACTGCTGCAAGTATTGCTATTGTTAGAGATTCAACAATTTTAACATCTACAGAGATGTCTTCAACAGTATCAGGAGCAACCGCTGTTGGACAAAATATACCTTCATCATCTATTTCTCATATAGATGCCGTTGCAGCAGGCACCTATACATATAAAATACAAGTGCAAGTAGCTAGCTTAACCACCTTCCAAATTGATCAAACCAGATTAGCGGTATTTGAGCTTTAAAATGGCACTACAAACGCAAACAGTTAGCATTCCTTTAGGTGTTGGTATTGATACCAAGACAGATCCAAAGCTCGTTGGCTCTCAAAAGTTATTAGAGTTAGAGAATGCTCGCGTTGGTGATGGAAATTTAACAAAGCGCTTTGGATATGAAGAATTAGGGACGACGACTCGCAAAGCTGTTGACAAAGAGACATCCGAAACGGGAACTTTAACGCAAGGTTCTGCTTTAGGTGCATTTAATAATGAAACGCTACTTTTTGATGGATCGTCCATTTACTCGGAATCTATTGTTAACGATGAGTGGATTGAAAAAGGAAACAGCATTGGAGTTGGATTACAAACCGACCCTCTTCAAACCACTCGTGGTGATTTAAAATATTCTGACAGTATTGTTCAAAATAATATTTTGTTTTCTGTCTACTATGATATTGACAACACCGACTATCGGGTAACAGTAAAAGACCTTTTAAGTGGTGCTACATTTATTGATAATATTTCTGTTGATACGGCATCTGGCACAAAAGGTTTTTGCAAAGCTACCTTTTTATCAGGTTCGTTTTTTGGTTTTATTTTAAATGGCAATACTTTAAAGCGGTTTTCAATAAGTCTTGGAGACCTAACAAGCATAAGCGCGCTAACAAATGTTGCAACAACAGCGACAGAAAGATTTGATCTTGTTAAAATTTCAAATATCCAATGTGCAATTGCCTTTAATGATACAAGCAACGACACCATCTTGGGTATATTTAGAAGCACTGACGGAACTTTTAGTGATACTACTATTTCTGTTGATTCTGACTACAGTTTGGCGTTAGAGGCGGATCGTAACACCGATAGGATTTATTTATTTATGTCTGGTTCTGGCGTCACCTCGACAAGTGGTGGTGGGGTGATTTGTCAGGTTTTTGATTACCAGTTAAGTAGCATTGTAAGTGCGACGGATGTTTTGGATTTAGACACAGCTCGTGTCACTCGAATGGCTCCTATTGTTATGAAGTCAGGAGAATGTGAAGTTGGTCTCGAAATTGATTCACGAGTTTTTTCCATTACGGATGCCGAAGTTACAAATGCCGACAACAAGTTTGATATAGGTGATGCCCGATTATATACCGGTCAGGCTGTTGAATTTACAACAACGGGAACCGAGCCAAGCGGTTTAACAAGCGGAACCACTTATTATGTAATAAATGATTTTACATCAAGTACCTCCGATGAGATTCAATTAGCAACGAGTGAGGCAAACGCTTTAAATGGGACAGCTCAAGCGATTACATCAGATGGCAGTGGGACGTTTGTTTTTACGCAAGATGGACAAGGTTTTACAAATCGTGTGGTTTGGTATCGCATCACTGTTGGTGGAACTGTTAGCAATCGGAGTATTGTCGCTCGAAATTGTTCTTTAGCTTCCAAGCCCTACAAAATTTCAGACAATCAATTTGTTTACGCAGTCGATCATGAGTCTGATCTTCAATCGACAACATTTTTGTTTATTTACGATGTGGAAGAAAATATTGAAACGCCAGCGGTTTGCAAAATGAATGTGAATCGCAGCAAGGGGATTTTAGACGTTACGGTTCTTCCTCAATTATTTGCCATTTCCGACGAGCAATTTGGATTTACAAACTCCAGAGTGGTTCGAATTGAATCGAACGATGAAGATTTTGATTTTGATCAAGGTCTTGTTTTACATCGATTTCGTTTAGACACCGCTTCAAGATATTTTAATGCTCAATTAGGACAAAACACGATTATTGGTGGTGGAATTGTAAAGGCTTATGATGGAATCTCGGCTACGGAATTGGGGTTTAATTTGTTTCCGCATTCTATACGAGCGGCTGCCAACAATTCTTCTGGCTCTATTGCTGCTGGCACATATGGTGTTATATGTGTCTATCGTTGGATTGACAATCAAGGAATTGTCCATCGATCAGCACCCAGTATTGCAACGAGCGTTACAACAACTGGCGGATCTTCTTCTATAATTGTTGAGGCTCCTTATTTAAGAATCACAGACAAAAGCAATTTATTTAATAGAAGCAATTTGACGATTGAATGTTATGCCACACAACAAAATGGGACTGTTTATTATTTAGCCGACACGACGATTAACGATCCAGATGATGATGACGTTTATACAGCAACGTTTACGCTTACTAGTGAAGTGACGGGTTCCGAAGAAATTCTTTATACAACAGGTGGCGTTTTGGAGAATATTTCCCCGCCACCAAGCTTGTTAGTCGAAGCGACAAAAAACCGCATATTTTTGGTGAATGCTGAAAATCGAAAAGAGTTTTGGTATTCCAAAAAGGTGACACCTCAAATTGGGCTGGGCTTTAATCCCGCTTTAAGAGACCGAATAGAGGAAGGGGTTAATGAAATAAAAGTAATGCAGGCAATGGACGACAAAGTTTGCTTTGCCGAGGATTCACAATGGTTTTTTATTTCGGGTGATGGGCCAAATGACTTAGGGGTAAACAATACGTTTTCTTCCCCTCAGTTAATTACAAATCAAGTGGGATGTTCAAATCCTGATGCTCATTGTTTTTACGCACAAGGAATTGCGTTTAAATCTCCAAACAAAGGTTGGTGGCTTTTAACTCGCGGTCTCGGAGTTGAGTATATTGGTGCGGATGTAGAGGAATTTCGTAATTTGGAAGTCACGGCGACGAATATTGTTGAGAATGTAAATGAGATTCGTTGGGCGACAAGAGAAGGTCGTCAAATTGTTTTTGATTATTATAGAAATCAGTGGGCGACCGACACAAACCTTCCAGCCAACGATGCCATATACAACAACGATCGATATTATTTGCTGAGGAATGCAAACGGGATCGTTTGGCTTGAAAATAGTGGTTATTTAGATAATGGCTCTCGAATTACGATGAGCGTCACGACAGCGTGGCTAAAGGTGGCGGCTATTCAAGGCTTTCAAAGAGTCAAAGAAGCGTGGATATTAGGAGAGTTTAAAAGTGACCACAAACTTAGGATACAAATTGGTTATGATTATCAACAATTTTATGAAGACAATCTTACGTGGAATGCTTCTGATGTTTTATCTTTGGAAATATTTGGTGATGATTCCACTTTTGGTGATGATTCTGTTTTTGGCGGCGTTTCCGATGGTGTGTATCAGGTTCGCATATTTGTGCCGAATCAAAAATCGGAAAGCATACGATTTAAATTATCAGATATAAGTGAACAAACGCCAGGTGAGTCAATGGAGTTAAGTTCCCTTGACTTAAGAGTAGGTGTTAAAATGGGTGGATACAAAACAAAAGAAGGTAAGCAGGTGTAATATGCCAATTGATTTTATAAAAGATGCAGTAGGCACAGTGGGAGATGTTTTGAGTGGAGGAAAGGGTGGCCGTAGCGCTTTTTCTCAGCAAGATGTCGAGGGAATGCGAGAGTTAGTGGACCCAGGAGCTTTTCAAATAGGCGGTGGTGATGCTTTTCGGCAAAGACAGCGTCAAGCTTTTGGAAGGGCAGGCACAACTTTTGAAGATCCATATTCTCGCGACACCAATGAGTTTGTGAGAGCCTTGCAAGCTCAGATGAGAGGCGAAGGTCCATCGCTTGCCCAAAATCAATTTAATCAAGCCTTAGATCAAGGGATTGCTACTCAAAGGGCGCAAGCAGCCACTGGTGGTTTCGATCCGATGGCAAGGCGACTAGCGGCTCAAAACATAGGTGATTTAACTCAGCGAGGCGCACGAGATTCTGCGATGTTGAGAGCGCAAGAGCAATTATCAGCGCAACAGCAATTAGCGCAAGCTTTACAAGCAAGACAATCTGACCAATTACAACGCGCACAGATGGCAGAAAACCTTCGTTTGCAATATGAGCAGTTAGGGTTTTCAAGAGAGCAAGCCGAGCAACAAGCTTTGCAAGATATGGAAAGTCAAATTTTCCAAAATTTGGGAGTACAAGGCGAGCTTCGAGAAAGTGCTGCTGGCAGAGCACAAAAAACGATTGGCGGTATTTTAGGTGGTGGTGCCGAAGCAGGAGCTGCTTTGATAAAAAAATCAGATCAAAACAGTAAAGAAAATATAGGGGATGGAAATCCGGTCATAAATGATTTTTTAGATGCGATTTCTGCAAAACAATATGATTACAAAGACGGTTCTGGTGACAATCTTGTTGGTGTAATGGCGCAAGATTTAGAGAAATCTCCTGTTACGGAGCAAATGGTGATGGATAGTCCTGATGGCAAGATGGTCGATTATGGACAAGGTTTTGCTGCCATGATGGCAGCTCTTGCTAATTTAAATCAGCGGCTCAATAAAATGGAGGGACAATAATGGCGAATCCAGTAAATTTCAATGGGTATCGCATTGCTCCTTCTTTTTTAAGTGGAGATGTTTTAGATCGATTTGCTGCGGCGGGTTTGAATCCGGCTGACTACACAGCACCACAAATCGGAGAAAGAGAGGAGCAGCGAGCGCTTGATGAGATTCGCCAGCAAGAGCAAGACTTGTTGCGACAAGCAGAAGAAAAAGCGATGCGACCAACAGGATACCTTGGCTTCTCAAAAGCAGGTATTAACGCTGTTAATCCGGAGTCGTTAGCCTTTCGACAAGCGCGTTTAGATGAAAGACGTTTAATTGATAGTGATTTAGTAAGACAAGCAAGAGCGCAATCAGAAGAAGAAAATCAGTTAGCTAATATTGAGGCAATGGAGCGTCAGTTTGGCATTGGTTCTTCTCCTGCTGCACAGGACGTTGAGCAAGAGCAAGCAATGCCAGCAGACGTTTCTCTTGCGTCTTTGCCTTCTTCACAAGAGCCTGTTGTGGAGACTCAAAAAGCAATCCTGACAAATGATATGGCTCAAGAGGCGACAGCCGACGATTTAACAAATTTAAATCGTCCTGCTCGAGCAAGGGCGACTGGTGACAGTGCTTTAGACCGAATCAGTGCGGATTTAGAAACTGGGTATACACGATTTGAAAATCAGCTTCGACAATTGCAAGAAGAACGCCGAGAAGAGCGTGAGAAATTATTAGAGCTTCGAGAAAAAGAGATGGCTCGTTTAAACGAGGTGCAGTCTGAAGATCCGACAGCTGGCAAATCAATGCAAACCAAGATTTTGTCAGCGATTGCTATTGGATTGGGTCGTTTAGGGTCAACGTTAGCGGGTCAAGAAAGAAATGGCGCGCTTGAAATTATTAACGAAGATTTTAGACGGCAGCAGCAAAAGCAGTTGAACAAGATTAAAGCTCAAAAAGGTCGAGTGGCAGATGTTGATAATCAGTTGGCTCGTTTAATTGAGTTTACAGGTGATGAACAGCAGGGCTTAATTTTACAGCAAGGCTTATGGAAGCAGCGTTTAGGCGATCGGTTTAAAATTGAAGCAGAGAAAGCCAGGCGTCAAGAGGTTCGCGATGCTGCCATGTTAAATGCACAAAAAATGTATATGGACGCTCAAGAGTCTTTTGCTCGTATTGACGAAATGAAGACCAAAGCGCAAAAGAACCGTTGGGACATTTTTAAAGAGTCTCAGGAAATAGGAGACACAAGCGTTCCTGAGGATATTCGAGAAAGAATGGTGCCTGGAATGGGTATTGCCAGGAGTCCAGAGCTTTCAAATAAAATTATTGAAGAAACATCGGCTGCCACAAAGGCAAAAGCGTTGTTAACTCAGCTTCGTGAAAAAACAGGTGGGTTTAAACGCTTTAATTTAATTGATCGAGCGGAAGCTGAATCGTTGATGGCTCAGCTGACTGGTTTATTGCGAGTGCCAATTGTAGGACCAGGCGCATTTACTGACAGCGAGAGAGCTTTTATTGCAGATAAAATTATTGGAAATACAAATGCGTTGCTACAATTAAATGATGTAACGCGGGCTAGAATGGACGCACTGGAAGCTTCATTGGATCGAAGCATTAACGAAACAGCAAGAGCTTATGGAGTAGAGCCGTTTCAAAACGAGGCACAACGTGCTTATAACGATCGGTTAACAAGACAGTGGTCAGAAAGTGCTGTTGGTCAATCGGATCAACAGCCTAATCAGCAAGATGAGTTTCGAAGTAAGCAACGTCAACTTCAGTCGGTGATTGAAAACCCGTTTGCGACTCCTGCTGAAAAAGCTTTGGCTCGTGACAATTTAAATAAAATGAGGACGCTTGGTTTTCAATGAACGAAGATTTGACAAATCAGACTCCCGTCATGTCGATGGGGCAAATGCAGCAAAACGCGCAGCTGTCGATGTCGGATTTAGTCGATCAAAACAAACAGCTCTCGCGAGAGGTAGCGGTTCAAGAGGTTCAAGAAAACCCCTTCAGCAATTTGATTAGTGGTGCGTTGGGGTTTGGCTCTGGTGCGACCTTAGGGGCTTTTCCTCAAGCATTAGAGAAGCTTGGCATTGTTGATCAAGACAAGCTTTGGGCTTTAAAAGAGGAAAATCCCGCAAGTTTCTTTACTGGCGAGATGTTGAGTTTTGTTGCTCCTGGAACGCCTTTAACAAAAGGGGCCGGTTTATTATCAAAGTCGCTCAAAACGGCGACAAGTCCCATTCAAACGGTTGCAAAGTTAGGCAACACGATTCAAGAGGCGACGACAAAAAAGTTAATTCAAAAAGCGAGTGAGGGCAGTGTTAAAAAAGCCTTAGCGAAGGCAACCGACGCAGGCTTAGGTTCTGCTGTTGAGGGTGCTTTTTTTGGTGCTGGTCAAGTTATTACCGATGATGCCTTGGGTGACGTAGAAGCCAATGCGGAGGTTTTTTTAAATCAAGTTGGTTTGAGTGCTTTAATTGGCGGTGGTTTTGGCGCTGCGTTTAATGCCGCTGGTCAGGGTTTACGATCTTTTTCAAAGAACTACAAATCATTAGCACGCGAGGGATTTAAAAAAGCGTCGATGCTGGATGATGAAACGATTGATTATGTCGCCCAAGATGAGACCTATCGCAAGCTTGTGGATATTCAAAAAAGGCCAGGATCTGTAGAGGAGAAAGCAGAGGCGTTTTTAGGGGACACGTTTTCACTTTTTGATGACAAAGCAGATGAGTTCACTACTTTTTACAGCAAGGGCCTTGATGATGTTTTAAAAGAGTTTCGTTTAGATGGCCAAAGCGTGCCGTTGTCGAAATTAAGAAACGTTATTCGGAAAGGTATTCGTCAGTTAGAGCAAAGCGGGACTGCTGGGCCAGCTGCAAAGAGTGCGATTAAACAACTTAGAGATTATGAAGAGCAATTGATTGAGTTATCAATTTCGAACATTCGCAAAAGTGCGATGGGCAAAACTCTACAAACGCTTTTAAAGGATTTTAAAGGAAATAAATCTGAACAAGCCAATTTGTTGCGAAAGATAGCAGGTCGACGAGATTTGTCAGGCGAGCTTCGGTTAACGGCTGATCAAATTGCTGGAATTTCGAAAGCGGCAAACGTCGAAGCTCGAAATAAGAATTTATATAATTTTATGGCCGAAACTCGGCCAGGTGCATTTCAGTGGTCCGCAATTGGAGATGAAGCACGTTCTTTGATGGACAATTTTACTGGGACGGGTGGCGATCGGTTGCGAGCGTTAAATTCCGATTACAAAGCTTTTAAAGAAGCGACAAAGGAATTAAAAAAGTTTGGTTTATCAAAGGGTGCGACTCAAACAGAAGCCGTGCCTCGTCTTGAAAAATTATTTAAGGGAACTTCGAAGACCGCAAAGAATGCCAAAAAACATTTAGAGCAATTAGATTCTGTGTTGGGCACGGATTTAGCCGAGCGTCAAAAGCTATTAAGTGCTTATTTTAAAATTACCGACAATCGTTTAGCTCCCATGCTAACGGGTTATTCTACATTTTTACCGGCTATAAGTGCGGTGACAGGTATGAGTTTAGGTTTACCAACACCGATAGTTGGTGGATTAACGCTAGCGACAGCGGCTGTTCAGAGTCCTTCTTTACGTGGGCCAATTATTAGGGCTGCTACGAAAGTGGCACCGAAGGTGGATCGATCGTTAGCTTTTGTTGATGAAGCTGGTCAGGCTGTTCCGGAATATTTAATGCCATTTATTGCGGCCAAGATTGCAGGGATGGCAGAAGTAGAGCGCAAGGTAAAATCCTTTGAGTCGGAGGTTACAAAATCGACAAAGGATTTTATGCAAAAGGGCAGCATTCCAAATGTTGCCCAACCACAAAAGCAGCCTTTTAATTTTCAGGAAGTTCAAAAGCTTATTTCGGATCCACTCTTATTTGATAAATGGTTTGACGAACAGATGAGAGATATTGGCTTGGTGTATCCTTCGATTAAAGAGCCAATGAAGTATCGAGTAAAAAACAAGATGCAGTTTTTGGTGGACGAGCAGCCAGGTCAAGTAGACCCTAATGATTTATTTAATGATACACCACCTCCATCAGATCAGCAGCAGCAAGAATTTGAAGACAAGCAGAATTTAATTAACGATCCAAAGGTAATTTTTGCAATTTTAAATGAAAATCGAGTCACGCAAACCCATGTTGCAATTTTAGAGAGGTTTGCACCGATAGCGTTAAACAAGATTCGAGAGCAGATTATTGAGAATCTTGAGGATGCAAAAGAGCGTGGGATTACTTATGCGCAGCAACAGCAATTAAGCGTTTTACTAGGGCAGCCGCTGTCGAGTCCTTTAATGCATCAAAGGTTTATAAATTTGCAACAAAGTTTTAGTCCCCAGAATAGGGATGTGCAGATGCCATCGCAGAATGATTTAAAGGGATATTCAGACATTGCAAAACAGACATTAAGTCCAGGTCAGAGGGTACAGGAGAATTAGAATGGGAAGATTACAATATACAAAGGACACGATTGATTCGGGAGTTGATTTGTCAGCAAATTATACGAGCCCCTCGGTGGACTGTCGGCATTTGTCCGATATTTTATTGACGTGTATTTGCACGGGAAGTCCGAGTGGGACTTTTACAGTGGAGTATTCAGTTGATGATAAGGATTTTTACACGTTGTTGGATTCGAGTGGAAGTAATGTTGAATTGTCATTGAGTGGATTGGCTGAGAATTTACAGTTTACGTTTGCGGAGTTTCCAGCGGGGTATTTGAGGTTATCGTATGCTTCTGGTGGAACGGGCTCAGCGGATATAATTTATAGTGCAAAAGGTGGTGCGTAATGGGTGCATTTGCTTGGTCGCCAGAGTATTTAGGTGGAAGTGGTGGCTCTAGTGGTGGTGATGTCACAGGGCCTGCTAGTTCGACGGATAATGCGATTGCTCGGTTTGATGGTACGACTGGCAAGATCATTCAAAACAGTGGAGTGCAGATTTCTGACACAGGCGAGGTTTTAGCTGGTGATGGTTCTGCCGCGGCTCCTGCTTTTTCTTTTAGTTCGGATTCGGACACGGGAATGTTTTTCGATGTTGGTGTAGCATTTTCGGACGATGGAAACCATGTCGCTAGTTTTTTTGGCAATTCTAGTAGCAATCGACTTCAATTTGAAAGCAGTGCCTCTAAAGAAGCGATCATTAACTTAGCGACTTCTAATAGCTTTTTACAATTAGTTGCCTCTAACCAACTTGGTGATGCTGGGCAGATTCGTCTATATGGTGAAGCTCATGCTTCGAAGGCTGACTATATTGAGTTTTTAAATAGCACAAACACTATTCGAGGCTTTATTGATGAAAATGGTGCTTGGCAATTAGGATCTAGCGGAGGCACGCAGACTCACACGGTTAATGGTAATATTTCGACAACTGGATTCTTGAGAGTAGATGATGGATCTGTGGCTGCGCCATCTATATCTTTTGCAGATGATCCGGATACGGGATTTTATCGAGTTAGTTCAAACCGTATGCGAATAGTAACTGCAGGAGTGACTAGAGCGACCTTTTCAGCCAATGGTTCTATTAATTTCGATTCAACTGGCTCTGGTATTATTGAGCTAGATGGACGCACTAGAATTGCTGGCGATAGATCAAATACAGGTTTAGAAGTTGGTACTACAAACGCAGTCACTATCGGCGAAAGCGGAGGCACGCAGACTCACACGGTTAACGGTGATCTTACAGTAACAAGCTCTGCAAGCGGATCACGGGACTTAAATATATACGTAAGTGATTCTGGAAACACACAAAAT